GGTTCGCCAGCTGGGCCGAGCGGGTGTGCTGGCTCTTGTACTGCTGGTAGGCCGTGTCGGCGGCCGGGTCGTAGTCAAACTCTTTCATGCCGTCCAGCTGGCCCATCACGTCCTTGATCTTCGGCTGGTACTGGCTCACATAGTCCGCCGGGCGGGTCTTTTCGTAGTTTTCCAGCTCCGTCCGGGCATTGCTCAGTCTGCTCATTCCGTTTTCTCCTTACTGTTCAAAAAATTCTCGCTCATGTTCTCGCTGTCCAGGTTGGTCAGCACATACCCCAGCTGTTCCTGCAGCTGGTACAGGTAGTTGCGCAGCGCCCGGGCGTCCTCCGGGTCCATGCTGCTGCCAAAGCTGGGCAGGCTGATGCCGTTCAGCCCCGCTAAACTCGCCATGTTCATCCCTCACTTTCTCGGCCCGGCCCCGGTCACCCGGCCGCCGGTGGTGCCCGCCAATGTAAAGGCCATGCTCCGCAGCGCGATCTGCCCCGTGCCGCTCAGCTTCAGCCGCAGGGTGTCGTGTCGGCGCGGCTCAAAGGGCAGGTTCAGCCGGTCGTGGTCTCCCGTGGCCGCTGCCGTGCGCAGGGTCTCCCAGGGGCCGCCATCGTAGCTCACCGCCAGCGTCACCACGCTGTGGACCTGCGCGTCCAGCCGCAGGGTGATCCGGCTGATGTATTTGTCATCCGTCTCGGTCAGTCCAATGTCCCCGCTCACCGCCTCAAACTGCAGTGCCGCCTCGGCTTCCCCTTCTGTTTCCCGGTCGGGGTCTGCCGCCCACAGGGCCCGGCCATCCCACAGGTACAGCTGCTGGCCGGTGCTGGCCATCTCGTAGCCCACGGCGCTCTCTTCGTGCCACAGGCCCCGCTCCGTGTCGTACACCAGCAGCCGCCCGGCGCTGTCCCCCTGCCGGCGCAGGTACAGGTAATACCGCGCGTCCAGGCTTCCAGCAGCGCACCACGCGGCCCCCGTCAGCTTCCCGGTGTCCAGCGCGCCGGACACCTTGCTGGGCAGGCTGCCGTCCCAGGCCATCACCCCGCCGGGCGAGAGATAGTACAGTGTCTCGTTCAGCACGCACAGGCTGTGGGCGGCGTTGGCTGCCACGCCCCGGCACCGCACGCTGGAGAGCTGGTAGTCGCTGGGTTTGGAGCCGTACAGCTTGTGGATGCAGTTTTCTTTGAAAAACAGCACATACCCCATGCAGCTGGCCGCCCCGGTAAAGGCCCCGTCGCTGCCCACGCTCACGGCATAGCTGTCCGAGGCAATGCCCCGGTAACTGTACCAGTTGGTAGGGTCACCCAGGCGGCAGGCGTAAATGGTGTTTTCCTTCTTGCTGCAGCCCCACACCCGGTTGCCCTGCTCGGTCACAAAGTCCAGCTCCGGCACCCGCCGCTCCAGCGTGATGCTCACGGCCAGGCCCTCATTCTCGGTGCGTGCCCCGTCCAGGCTGCGCCAGCTGGTGCCCGTGGCCGTCACCGTCCAGCTGCCATAGTACCGGCTGCTGTCCTGGGCCGGGGTCAGGCTGGCCACAAGGTCGTCTCCTTCCAGCGCCTGCACCACGATCTCTCCGTTCAGGTCTGCCGCCAGCGCGTCACACACCGCCTGCGGCATGCCGGTCAGGGTCACCGTGTCGCCCTCCTTCAGCAGGCTCCCGATCCCCGGGCAGGTCATGCGCACTGTGTTCACCAGCACCTGCACCCACTTGCCGCTCTTGGCGCTCCACTTTTCCAGCACGCTCTCATAGTCGTACAGGTTCCCGGCGGCGCCCTTCAAAAACAGCTGCCCGTCCTCCGGGCTCTCCGGCTCCGTGTCGCCTGCACCGGCCACCTCGTACATCTTGCCCTCCGTGTCGCAGGGGCACACGGTCATCTTCCGGTCGCCCAGCTCCCACTTCGCCCCCAGCGGCTCCAGCTGGCCGGTCTCGGTGTCAAAGGCCAGCCTGTCCGGCCAGATCAGCACCTTGCTGCCCATGCCGGCCAGCGCCTTGCGGTCGTCCGTCAGCACATTCTCCAGCGTCACCGCCGCCGTGCGGCCGGTCTGCCCGTCCGGGGCATATTCCAGCCCCGTGCCCCGGCAGATCAGCAGCCCGTTCAGGTGGTACATGCCGTTTACTTTTTCCACATCCCGCACCTTCTTGCGCAGGGCCCGGGTCTGCAGCGCCGGAAATCCCCGGCCGGAGAAATTCAGCGCCGCCGAGAGCTCCGCCTCGCTGCAGCTGTACGTCTCGTTGATGCCCCCAAAGGCCCGCAGCAGCTGGCGGCTGCCGGTCAGCTGGTTCAGGTTCGTCCCGTCGATCATCTCTCAATACCTCCACTGCACCCCGCCCGCCGGGGGGTATTTCTGCCGCATCCAGGCTGCAAACTCCTGGCAGTAGTCACTGTACATCTGCAGCTCGTTCACCGCCCGGGCCGTCTCGCCCAGGGCCAGGTCCATCTGGGCGCACAGCCAGTGCTGGTACAGTGCGCTGAAGGCATCCGGTGCCAGCAGCTGGGTGTCATACTCCAGCCCGTCCCCGGCCATGTCCGCCCCCACCGCGTCAAAGTCACCGCAGGCCGAGCGGTTCACCACCGTCTGCCGCAGCCGCGCGTCGCACTGGCGCAGCCACATCTGCTTCATCTCGTCCCTAAAGTCGTTGTTCGGCCGCATCTGGTCGGCCAGTTCCAAAGCCTTTCCTGCCGTCATCGGCTTTCCTCCTTAGCAAAAACACCCGGCACAGCAAGTGCCTGCCGTACCGGGTGTATTCTTCTTTGATTCGTGGCTCCCCTTTCGGGGGAGCTCCGGCATCCGCGCCGCCATTGGCGGACGGGACCGGTGAGAGGGTTACAGCTTCTGCAGTGCCGGCACGTTCTGCGCCGCCGCCTGGGCCGCCTCGATCTTCGCGTTGGCCGCATTGTCCATCTCTTCACTGTGGCGCAGCACTTCGGCCACTGCCGCAGGCACCTCCACGTCCACACCACGCTGGATCAGGTACGCCTCGCCGTTCACACTCACAAAGCGGGCGCTGGAGTAGCGGCCGTTGTCCTTGAACAGGTGGATCACCTCGGTGGCGGGCTTCTCCGCCTGCACGTCCTTGGTGTCCTGGGTGGCTGCTTCTGCAGCCTGCTGGGCGGTTTCTTTCTTCACTGCCATTTTGTGTTCATCCTCCGTTCCTCAGTTTGCCTTCGCCTTGGCGCTGTAGCGGGCGCTGCAGCTCTCAATGCGCACCATATACTGCTCGCTCAGACGCTCGGCGGTCTTCACGGCCTTCCAGCCCACAGAGGCGCGCTGGTTCAGCGGGTCGTCGCCGTAGCCCAGCTGCTTCACAATGTGCTGCAGGCCGCCGCCTTCCAGCTCGGTGGTGGCGTAGGCGTGGGCACCCAGCACCAGGGTTCCAAACACCGCAAGGCCCGAGGGGCAGCCGGTGCCGGTCCAGATCTTGGCCTCGCTGGTCTCCACAAACCGCACGTTGTTGATCTTGCCGATCTCGCCCTCAAAGATCTCCTCAGGGCTGGCGTACTTGTGGGCCTCCACCCAGTTGGGGTCCTTCTTGATGTCGTAGGCCGCATAGGGGTGGATGATGGCCACATAGCTGCCGCCAGCAGAGCCGATGGGGTCTGCGTTCTGCACCTTCAGCTGGGCCACCGCCTGGTCGATCAGGTCCACCGTCAGCTGAGCGGTGGCGTCCAGGCCTGCACGGCTGGTCACCGGGGTCTCTGCACCGCCTGTGCCGATCTTGGGGGCGTAGATCACGTTGGTGCCGCCGCACAGGATGTCCCGGACAATAGTGTCCATGGTGCGGCCGGACTGGCTGGCCAGTACGCTGGTGGCCTGCACCACGTTGTTGTCAATGGTGGTCATCTGCACCATATCGGTCAGGGGCACCCAGCCGCCGTACTGGTGCACCTCAGCGGTCACCGTGGTCACGGTCAGGGCCTGGCCTTCCGGGGTCACGCCCTCGGTCAGGGGCGTGGTGGCCTTGGGCAGCGCGTCATACTTGCGGAACTCGATGGTCTTGCCGTTGTTGGCCGGGATCGGGTAGCTGTCGCCGAACTGGTCATGCACCAGCGCCGGCAGTGCTTGGTCGATGAGGCGGCGCTCGTAAAAGGTCTTCATCTCGGCGCTCATGCCGGAGCTGCCGGTGGTGTTCTGCAGCTGCTCGTGCTCATCCGCAAACAGCTGCAGGTTCATCTTCTTCCATTTCATGGTTTGGTCCTCCTTCAAAGGTTTATGTTCTCACACCCTCGTGTGGGAAGTCTTACAGTGTGATCTTCTCGCCCCGGCGTGCCCTGCGTTCCAGGTCCTCCAGCTGGCGGCGGCTCATGCTGGCCACGTCCACATGGGTGGTCACCGCGCCGCCGGGCCGGGTGCCGTTCTCGCCGGGTCTGCTGGCCCTCTGCTGGATGCGCGCCGCCACGCCCTGCTCCACCTTCTGGGCGGTCTGGGCCGTGGCCTGCTGCATGATGTGGTCAAAGTAGGCGGCCCGGTAAGCGTCCGGCAGGCTCACGCCCCGGCGCATCAGGTCGGCCACCTGCTCGTTGGCCAGCACCTCCTGCAGCTCAAAATCCGGGTACTGGGTCTTCAGCTGGGCGGCCTGGGCCTCCCACTGTGCCTGGATCTGGCTCACCCGCTGCTGGCGGGTCGCTTCCTGCTGCATGGCCTGCAGCTGCGCGTTGCGGGTGTTGCTGCGCTTCAGGTCGCTCTCCATCTTGTCCAGCTCCCGGGCCGTTTTCACGCTCACACCCCGCTGCTGGGCCAGGTCCTCGTAATATTTCTCGTCCTTCACGCGGCCGTTCTCCACCGCCTCGATCAGGCCGTCCATGTCATCGGTGTCCACGCCGTAGGCATTGGCCAGTGCCTGGGTCAGCCGCGCCACCTGCGGATTCTGCCGGATGTTCTCCGTGGCCTTATCAATGGCCCGCTGCATCATCTCCTGGAACACGTCGCTGTATTCGCCCTGCACCATCTCGCCCTGCCAGCCGTCAGCGGTGTACAGGTGGATGAACTCGGTCATGTTGCCCCACACAAAGGTCAGCAGGCCCCGGCAGCGCCAGCGCGTCAGGGTAAGGCCCGTTTCCTCCCGCACCTCCCGCACAAGGCAGTCCTCCGGGCTTTCAAAGCGCTCAAATTTGCCGCCTACGCCCACCCACTTGTCGTGGTTGTAGTCGTCCTGTTTTTTGATGCGGTGCAGCATCAGGTAGGCGTCATCCCGCTCCAGATAGCACAGCGTCGTGCTGAAGATGGGGTACTCCGGATCCATAAAAGCACCTAAGTTCATGGGTGTATTCTCCTTTTTCTGCGTTATTTTCGGCCAGAAAGAGGACCCCGCCGGCCCCCGCCCCCCCCCGCCCGCGCGGCT